TCTCATTGCTTCGCAGTCGCCTCTCTTGGGGTGCTTCGTCCATAAGGGACGGAAGCGGGTCATTTTTTTACGGTGGGCGTTATAGGTAGCGTTGAGGGCGGCGTTTCTATCAAGCGTTGACGCCGTCACCGTCGCAGTTTCGTATTCTTTCCGGATAAAAGCAGCTTCCGCCGGCGTCAGTGCATCGTAGTCGCGGCGAGTATATCCAAAATGTGCGCAAAAGAAGGCGAAATCGCGGGGTTCGTCCCACGGCTCCGCCTCCGCGTTGTGTGCCTTTTTCTCCGGCGTGAAATACTCGTACTCGATCAGTGCCGGCGGTATAAAAAAGCCAAGTCGCCTTCCGCCGCCTCATTCACAAGGCGGATCACTCCCGCATACCCGAGCTCTTCTAACGCATCGGTGAGGAGGTCGCGGCCCGCGGTATACCCGAGAAATGCGTCGGCTCCCGCCTCTTTTACTGCAAAACCGAAAAATGCTTCCATTGCGTCAATGGTTAAAAGCCCATCGTCTGCCGTCAGGGTACTCAGGATAGCCCTCCCGGTTTTGCGTTCAATGAGTTTTACGCGCTCCTGCGTGAGCTTCATTTCGTAGGGTGTGCCCTTCACCTCAAACTGTTTCATATGGCCGTTTCCTCCTGGTATATGTTAGATTTCCGGCTCTTTGTCCGGATTGATCGTCTCGGCGGTCAGGTCGTGGAGCTGGCCCATTCCAACGAGGTTGATGGAGTAGGTCATGGCGTCATCATAGGGCGCTTCCACGGTGTACTCCGTGACGCAGGCAAGACCGGCGAAAAGACCCTTCTTGTGTTTCATGTCGTAAACCTTCACGCAGATAGGGGTGCCGCCATCAAAGGCTGCGCCGAGTGCTTTGTGGCTGTCGCTGCCGAGCACGAAAATGCCGTCATTGCTGATACTCCACTCTTTCGCGCCCGCAAGGGATGCCTTCCAGCCGCCCTCGGTGTCCTTTGTGGTAACTTCGATGGTGTCGGCGCTGCGGTTGATGGTCAGCCCGCGCTGCCCGGCGACGGCGAGGAGCTTCGTGCCGTCGTTATTCCAAATGGCAAGAAGGATGTCCTTGCCTGCGATTGCCTGCGCTGCTGCCTGCGAAAAATCGCAGTATGCGCCGCCGTCATATTCGCCTTCGAAAAGGTGATAAAAATATTTTCTCATAGTGTGTCTCCTTATTTGGTGATAAAACCGTAGGTGATGAAAAAATCAAAACCAATGACTGAATGCCGCTCTCCGGTCTCCTCTTCCTCATATGTCGCCTGCACTCCTGTGCATTCCTGCCGGAGAAGGGAAAACGGGGCTTCCGGGACGATGTCCTCTGTAAGGGCTTCAAGAACTCTCTGTATGTATGTGTACGCGGGAACGTTCGTCCGCTTCGCCGATGTGATGATATGCACGGCGACGCTATACTTCGTCACATACATTGTCTTTGTGTTCGCCGGCGCGGCTCCTGTCAGCTCGATGTATATGAAGGGCGCCGTTGTTCCGTCCGGTACTACGTCATATACAGAAATGCCCGGAAGACCCGCACGGATCCGCGCTTGAACGAGCTTCACGAGGTCCACAATGCTATATTGTTTAAACATATTTATGTCTCCGTTGCTGCCTTAATCACGGCTTTCAAGTCGCGTTCCAGGATGCCACGCTGCTTGTCGACGTTCGCCTTCAGATAGTAGCGCCCGGCAACCGTGCTGCCGGATCGCGTCCGGTGCCCGTACTCTACGTAAGGCGCGTATTTTTTCGAGTATCCGACCTCTCCGTTGGCCGGCGTCATCCGCAGCGAATGCCGGAGCTCGCCCGTTTTAAAAGGCGTACCCCCGGGGCGTTTGCCCCGGTTGTATATCTCGGCCAAGCTTTTCATGACAACCGGCTTGAGCTCCGTCTTTTTTATGACGTTGTCAATATACTGCGCGAAGCCGTCCGCGTTCGTGATCGTCGCTCTCATGTCTCCACCTCCTCGATGCGTTCCGCTTCGATAAGGGTAAGGCGTCCCGGCGCTGCCCCAGCTGCCGTGATACGAAAAGCGCCCTCTTTCGTCCGGACGGCGTCGGCGTCCTGAGCTATGGTCAGGGCTGCCGGGGTGATGAATACTGCGGCGTCCTTATGAAGCTCCCGCCCCGCTGCCTCCGTCCCTCGGAGGTTATAGGGGGAGCGCCGCCCTGCGCCGTCGTATAGGACGGCCCAGCCGCTCCGCACGGGGTTGCCGAGCTCGTCTTCTTTCGTCGTCGCTTTTAAAAGCTCAAATTTCTGCCATTTCATAAAAACCGAACCTGCCTTCTTGCTGCCTCCGCAAACGTCGCCTTGTATGCCTCGATTTCCGGGGTATACTCGGCGAGGATGTCTTCATAAAAAGTGGTTGTTATGTGGGCATCTGATGCGCTTTCGGAAGCGATTCCTTCGTAGTACCGGCGCCGGTACGCCTTAACGGTCGCGTCCGTTGCAATCGTCTCAAACGCGGCGGGGAGCGCCTCCACTCCCAGCCGCAGACAAAGGCGCGCCGTTACTGTCTCTGCAATTTCTACCAGCACGCTCTCGGTGTACTCTTCGCCGTCAAGCCGCGCTGCCGCCCGCTCCGTGATGCTTGCCATTTGCGCGCCCCTCCTTTTTTTATGTTCTGGTTAATGCGATTCCGGGTAGGTGATGGGCTGCGCAATTACTCCGGTCGCGTCCTCTACGTAAAAACCTGCCGCCGTGGTGACGTAGGTCTCAACGGAGAAAAATGCATCGGCAGCGACGTGCTTCACGCCGACAAGGCCGGTTTCGTCCGCGGTGTATCCGAAAAAGCCCATGGCCTCGGAGTTAACCGGGATGTATACGCCGTTGATGTTCTGCGCGGCTGTCACGAAAACGCGACCACTTGTCACACGCGGGGTAATAAAAGTTCTTCCGCGGCCCATGAAATTTTCAATGTACTCCATGCCGAAAACGGTCTGAAGGCTAATCGGCGCCGTGGCGAGATACTTGGCCGCGTCGTCCGGGTGAATAAACCAAACCGGTTCGGCGTCGTATCCGTCAAAGTGTTTTACAAACCCGGCCCACGCTGTAGCCATGGCCGCCTGAAGGCCGTTTGTTACCTCTTCGCCGACCGTGGCCCCTGTCGTGATCATGGAGAAAAAACCGTCGAGGATACCGTTTCTCGCCTCATTGATTACGAGGCGGTCCGTTTTGTTAACGGCGGCTTCCTGCCCGCTCTGCTGGATAGCTTCGCCGGTGGTGCGCTTGCGGTATTTTGCAAATGCAAGCTTTACAGCCTTTGCGATAGTGCGCTTGTACTGCGTGAGTCCGATTTCCTCGCCCTCCGCGACCTGCGCCGGGGCGTTGGTTTTTGTGTATTTGTACACGTTCACGACGGATCCGACCGGAAGAGGGGTCATCTCGGAAATACCGAAGGCTTCCTGGAGCTGGGTAATGCTAGTTGCGAGGCGCTCTGCGCCGTCAATAGAAATCACGGGGAGGACGTCCGCCGTTGTGGTCGTGCCTGCCGCCGGGTCAAAAAGATTGAAGATATAAGATGTCATAACGTTGTCTCCTTATCTGAAAAGGTTCATATTCTGTTTGATAAGTTCCTGCCGCTTCCGGGTGTTCGGCTCCTTCATGATGTCGGCGCGGGTGAGCGCGGTCGCTCCGCCGGCCTTCGGCGTTCCGGCGCCGCCGGTAATCATGTCGGTAGCGGCTTTCTGTACCGCCTTCTTAAAAGCTGTACTATAAGCCTTGCATGTCGCCTGTGTCGTCTCCGCGTCTTTTCCGATCAGGAGTTCAAGGACGTTGTCTGGGGCGGTCACTCCGTCCGCGGTCAGTGCGTCGCGTGCGGCTTTCATCATTTCGGCGCGGTCTACCTGCGCCTGTAAGGCGTCAAGTTTTGCCTGCAGCTCGTCGCGTTCGTGCTCCGCCCGCTCCTGGGCCGACATTTTCGCCAGCCGCTCGGCCTCTTTCACCGCCGCCGCCTGCTGTCGCTCATGTTTCTGCATCAGAGCGGCGAATTTTTTCGCAAACAGCGCATCGACGTCGGCATCGGTGTATTTCTTCGCGCCTGCGTCCGGCTTGCCGTCGCTGCCCGGGTCGTTGTTTCCGGTGGACGATGCTCCGCCCCCGGCTGCGCCCTGCGCGCCCTGGCTGCCGCCGTTATCCGCACCGCCGTCTCCTCCGTCGCTTGCTGCTCCGTCAAAAAGATGCTTGTAATACTCAAGTTTCATGCTGTGGTCCTCCCATGCTTTATAGTCTGAATGCTCGACTTGGTCCCGGAGCTTTTATAGACGTCCCCGCCTGGTCTAGTGGTGCGCGCTGCCGCGCGCGGTCTTAGAGGGAGCAGGCTTCGCCTGCGCCGCCCTTCGGCTTCCTCCGCTGTCGCGTTTTCGTTCCTCTCTCTCTCTCTATCGTCCACAACTTTAAAATTGTCCACATTTCTTCACATTCCCTCAAAAAAGCCCGGAATACCGCGGTTTTTTGGGCTTCGCGTCTCCTCCGTCGCCCCGCCGGTCTTTAACTTGTCCCGCCGGTTTTTGTTCCTCTATAAAGCTTTAAAATAGTTAACATTTTTCAATAATGTTCATGTCCTCCGGGTACGCTTCCGCCGCCTGTCGGAGCGCTGCCTCAAACGCCTTATATAACAGGGCTTCCGCCCAGCTCGTTCCGATTTTGTACAGAACGAAAAACGAGGGCTCCGGCGCTTTCCGCGGTGTTACTGCATACGACGCCCCGCCCGGCGTCGCCTCTTCCATCGCTGCAATCATTGCGTTTACAAGCGCCGTCAGCGTTATGCAGCCGTCGTGTGTCCGGCAGTGTCCGTAGATGCGGACGGCTTCCGGGGTGATCGTAATTTCTGCTTTGGTCGTCATCTGCTCCTCCTCCATGCTTCGCGCTCCTCGTCCGGTCCCGTGTCAACGCCGAGATAGCTGCGCGGGATCACTGCTGCGTGTGTGCATCTACACCAGGGGTGGATGGGTGGAAAATTTACGCCCGTTTCACGCTCTGCGAATTTGTACGGTCCGGCGCCTTCGATGTCTAGGCACTCGGTGCAGACCTTGTTATCTCCTGCGGTTACGAAATCGTACTCTTCAAAACCAGCCTCTTCGAACTCCCGCGCCTGCGATTCGTTGAACATATATGTTCCGGTTGTATAAACAAGCCGGTAGGCGTCTTTCAGCTCAACATCTTCGCAGATGTCAGCAACCTCTTTCGCAATTTCTCGATAAGGTCGCCCCTGGGCATAGCCGCGTTTTATAACCTCCTCCGCCTTCGCCGTCAATTTGTCTGCGGTTTTTTCTACGCTCTCATAGGTCGTGACGTTTTTCACGCCCTTGACTGGACTCTCTCGGAGCAGCCGGTCAAGGTGGTCCTCCGCCTTCGCTGGCGGCGTGGGCGCTGCCGTCGTTTCTGCCGGCGCTGCCGGGGCGGGCGCGCTCTTCGGCTCTTCCGTCCGCTTCTCCGTCTCCGTCTTTTTCTCCGCCTGTTCCTTCGCGTCGCGGGCGATCAGGTCGCGCCAGGTGGTCGCGGCGCTTCGCGTCCGTGCTTCCGTGCTGCCGTTTATCTCGTCGGCGGTGTCATAGGCTCCGGCGAGAAGGGCAATGGCGATAAGACCAACAAGAATACTCCCGCGGTCCGTGCCGGCGTCCCGCGTGGTTTCGTCGATGTGCTCGGCGTGCTCCGGGTGGGCGCTTTTGAGGATCCTCTCACGATAATAGAACTCGTCGCGCTCGTCCATGCTGGCGGGCTGTCTCATGTCGGCAAGAGTGGGTGTTCCTTCCGCCGCTGCCTTCGCGGACTGCGTAATGATAATGTCCGAAACGGTCCGGCGCGTCCTCCGGGCAATGGCGATAAGCCGGCGCTTGGTGTCGGCCTCGCTCGCTTCCCACTCTTTCAAGAGTCTCTGCTTGGTCGTTTCAATTTCCTGCGTAGTCACGCGTTATCGTCCTCCGTCGTGCGGTTGGTGGGGTAGTCTGTCTGGTAGGCTTCCCGATCCTCCTCCTCCTCGATCCGGTCAAGCTCCTCTTGTACGGAGTCCACTGCCGAAAGGAGGGAGAGCTGCGTTTTCCGTGATACGATGCCGGTTAATTTCGCCGCCGTGTTCGCTTCGTCCTCCGCGTTCGCGGGGAGGTTCTGCACGAAACGGAAACGCAGAGTTTCTGCCGCCTCCGGACGGAGTGGCGAGACCGGATTTGTAAACATCACCCGGTATCTCCGGCGCATTGCCGCGTCGAATTTTCGTTCTTTTAC